ATATAGCTTACCAGCAGGCAATCCTGTAGTAACAGGTACTACAATATCATCAACATGGGCAAATACGACATTAAACGATATTGCTAGTGCATTAACAGGATCAGTAGCAAGTGATGGTCAAACACCAATGACAGGAAGCCTTGCAATGGGTGGAAATAACATAACAAATGCAGGAACTATAACAGCCGTAACAGGCATCTTTGGAGGATCATTCTAATGGCTCAGACTAACTATACACCAATAAGTCTGTATTATTCTACGACTGCAAGTGCAGTTCCTACTGCAGCTAATCTTGTCCAAGGCGAACTAGCAATAAACACCAATGATGGTAAGTTATATTACGAAGATTCTAGTGGAGTAGTTCGAGTATTAGCAAGTAAATCTACAGGTTCAATAGGTGGTTCTACTACACAAGTTCAATATAATTCTAGTGGTTCATTAGCTGGTAGTGCTAATTTTATATTTAATGGCACAAATGTAGGCATAGGTGTTACACCTAATGCTAATGAATTTGGAAATATTTTACAAATAAATCAAACAATATTAAATGATGACAATGCTGGCACAAACCATTTAACTAAAAATGCCTTTTACAATAGTGGTTGGAAATATATTTCTACAGATTTTGCATCTAAATATACTCAAGCATCAAGCGTTCATTCTTGGTATACAGCACCATCAGGCACAGCAGGAAACGCTATTACCTTTACCCAAGCAATGACACTAACTGCTAGTGGTAATTTATTAGTGGGTACTACAAGCACAATTTTTGCCAATTCTAAAATTCAATCTACTGCATCCTCTGGCCCGACACTTGGTATACAACAAACAACATCAAGCGAATATGTTGCAGGATTTTGGAACAATGCAGCAAGTTCAACAAACTTTGTTGCTTTTTACTCAGGTTCAAGTGGTACTTTAGTTGGAAGCATTACTTATAATGGTTCATTAACTTTATACAATACAACTTCTGACCAACGATTAAAAACAAACATTGTAGATGCACCATCAGGAAATATTGATAGCATTAAAATTCGTTCGTTTAATTGGGTAGCAGATGGTAGTCACCAAGAATACGGAATGGTTGCTCAAGAATTACTTGAAGTAGCACCTTATGCTGTATATCAACCTAAGAACTCTGATGAAATGATGGGTGTTGATTACAGTAAATTAGTGCCTATGATGATTAAAGAAATACAAGACCTTAAACAACGCATTGCATCATTGGAGAATAAATAATGGAATATACATGGTCAGTAGCACAATTAGATAGAAACACAAGCGATGGTTTTGTCAATACAGTCCATTGGCGAGTAAACGCTGTAGATGGTGATAAGAGTGCATCCTCTTATGGAACAGTAGGATATACTCAAGAAGAAGGAAAAACGCTTGTACCTTACGATACATTGACTGAAACAGCAGTTATAGCATGGGTGCAAGAAAGTTTAAACAAAGCTACAGTAGAGGCATCATTAGCACAACAGATCGAGTTATTAAAAAATCCTGTTACTGCTAGTGGTACACCTTGGTAAGATTTTTAACTAAAAGGAGTATTAAATGAGTGAACACACGAAAAAAACTCAAATAACTGTAGATGATGTAACTTACAATTACGAAGATTTAACACCTGAACAACAGAAATTATTTAGACATTGTGTTAGTTTAGATTCAAAAATAAACTCTGCAAGCGATAATCTTGAGCAATTAATGGGTGGTAAAGAGCATTTTATTAAGAAATTGAAGGATTCTTTAGAAAGTTAAGTATGGCAGAGATAGACCCTATAAAAGTTGGTGTAATGTGGCACAAGGTAGAGACTATGGAAAAAGAAATCTCTGAATTGCGACAAGATGTTAAAACACTATTAGCAATGGCAGAGCGATCTAAAGGCTCATTATGGGCTGGTATGATGATTGTTTCAGCACTTTCTAGTTTTGTAGGGTTTTTCTCTCATTACTTTACTGTTAAATGATACCTGAAGGATTCCTCATTGAGAAACTAGCACCAGCATTAGGTGGTTTATTTGGTGGTCTTAGTTTAGCTATGTTTTGGACTCCTGAAAAACTACAAGAGAAGGGTAAGGTTGCAAGTGTATTTATAGCAGGTGGAATAAGTGCAATGGCAGGCTTTGCTTTTACAGGAATAGTAGCAGACAAGTTAAGTATTAGTTCTGATAAGCTAGATATGCTTATAGGATTAGCATGGATTCTAGGTCTATGTAGTGTAGCTGTCATTAATTGGGTTTCTAATTACATGGTCAAGCGTGAACACATGGATATTGGTGAAGTGGCAGAAGAAATTAAGCAAAAAAGAACAAAGAAATGACATTAATTCATTGGCTCATGTCTATTCTAGTCATCGAACTGATTGCAGTCTTTGTAGTAGCTTTTTTAGCGTTTAGTGGTTTCTTTACTGATATGCGTATGTTGTCTAAGATTGGCATATTTGTAATGACAACTGGATTAATGGTACAGGTCATGCGTTCATTACACTTCTTTGAGTTTGGTGCATACCCTATAGATACTTTTTTTCCTCTTTGGATAACTAAAGACATCGGTGCATCTATTATCATATTTGACTTAGCATTACTCCATTTTAGAAAGGCTAAATAATGTTCCCACTTACAGCTTTGTTTGATGTTGGAATGAAAGTCTTGGATAAGTTTATACCAGACCCAGAGGCTAAAGCTAAAGCCCAACAAGAGTTACTACAAATGCAACAAGAAGGCAAATTAGCAGAATTAAACGCTGATAATATAGAGGCTCAAGAACTCACCAAGCGACAATCTGCTGATATGATGTCAGACTCTTGGCTATCTAAGAACATTCGCCCTATGACGCTTGTATTCATTCTAATGACCTATACAACCTTTGCTATGATGAGTGCATGGGATATTGAAGTAAATAACAATTATGTAGAGTTATTAGGTCAATGGGGGATGTTAATTATGTCATTCTATTTTGGTGGTAGAACACTTGAAAAAATTATGGATATGAAAAAAAATGCAACTAAGTGAACATTTTAGCCTTGAAGAACTTACGCATACAGATCATCGTGAATTTGACAATACTCCAAACGATGTTGAACTCAGCAATCTTACACGCTTGGCAGAGTTTCTTGAACAAGTTAGAACGCTATTGGGCAAACCCATTTTTATTAATAGTGCTTTTCGTTCTAAACTGGTTAATGATGCTGTGGGTTCTAAAGATACTAGTCAACATAGGATTGGTTGTGCTGCAGACTTGAGAGTTGTAGGAATGACTCCTGATGAAGTAGTTAAGGCCATTATTGCATCTGACCTTAACTTTGATCAAATAATCAGAGAATTCGACAGATGGACACATATAAGTATCCCAAACTCAATTCATAACCAACCACGAAAACAAGCCTTAATCATAGATAAAAGTGGAACACGCTTATACAGTAGTGCAGTTTGAAGTCTAAGCATATCTTTATCAGTCTCAATATAAGGCTTATAATAATGAATACTTTTCTGTACTTTCATGGTTTCTTCACCAGTTTATACATTTTAAACTTACGACTTTCGTGCCAACGATCTTCAATGATATAACCTTTGGCTCTTAGTTCACCGACTCTAGTTGATAACTTCATAGTACCAGCTTTGTGTAGTGCATCTAAAGGACTAATCCATTTGTGTAAAGCCTCTACAATTAATTGGTACTGTGTCATATATTCTCCTCATAAAAAGCTAAATATTCGTCAGGTTTTAAGTTTTTAGGTTTATGGAAAAATACACGATTCTTTAAGTCGTACTCCTCCATAAATGCTCTACTATTCTCTAGTTTAATTTGATTAATAACATCCTCAAGAGCATAATTCGGTTTACTCATATCAGGGTTTTCTACTCCATTAATTATTCTAGGTCTAGCTGCAGCCTTTAACTGTAATTTTTGTCGTTCTGTAAGCATAGTTGTCCTCAAAATGGCATATCGTCTGGAATGTCAGCTAAACTCTTAGGAAAAGCATCTTTAACAGGTTCAGGTTCATTTAAATAAGCAATCAAGCAACCATCTTTAAGTGAGAAAAAAGGCATAGTTTCTAGTTTAAGCATAAGCCCATTCTTAGTCTCTAAAATAACTCCTATTGATGCGTACTTTTTCTTTAAATTACCATCTTTATCTTTATATTCGTCTACTGCTGCCTTAACATAATATTTAATTCCCATATTATTCACCTTTCATTAATTGCATTTCTACTTCCACTTCATTCAAGAACTTCAAAACTTCTTCTTCCATCTTCTTAATAAATTCTTCTTCACGCATAACTTCTTCTATGTATAACTGTGATCTAGCTGGCATACGAGGGTCAAATGATACGAACCAGACCGACTTAGCACCTGTACATGACATTTGTGCTTGGATTTGGGTATAGTATTTAGATGGGCATCCATCCTTAAAATATGACCAATGGACTGCTGATTGATATGGACATTTTAATTCCAGCAAACTATCACCTATTACCCCATCAGGTGAGCATCCAAAGTCTTTAATCGTAGGGTGATCTACAAATGCAACTTGATCTACAAACACATTATGAGCAACTTCAAACGCTGTTCTAGCAGTCTGTTCATTGTCCTTGCCCCATTGCATAGCATCATTGGTATACGAGGCTTCTATAACCCCTGTAACCCTTTGTAGGGCTAATTCTATTAAATAATTACCTCGGGATGCTGATACACCAGTTTTAGTCTTAGCTAATACATCTGCTACTCGACTAGCTGTCACTTTGCCTCTACGAATCTCTAACCAGGCATCTGTTCCTTGTTCTACTTCTCTATATATTAATGATTCAGTCATTTTTTTCCTCTGTTGTATAAAACCAATCGTTACTTGTTGTCCACTTTCTTGTGCCATCTACTGACCACTTACGCTGTGCTGCTTGAAAATCAGGAAACTTTACTTCATTAGGTATTAAACTTTGGTCATACCATAAACAACGGTTGTTAGGCTGACAAGCAAATTGGCCATTTTCTAGTTGAATAAAGTTAAAACTTTTATGTTCTTCAGCTTGTTCTGTAAAAGTTGTATCTAAGTCACCATCTGCACAGAAATCAACTGTAAATAAGTAATTACCAAAGTGCCACTCTTTATCCTTACCTAAAAACTTAACTCCTAAGTTACGAAGTGCAATCTTCTCAACTATAGTAAATCTATAACCCATGCAATCCCATAACTGTAAGAAATCAACAGGTAAGTTACCATGATCTTCTTTCCATACATACGCTGATATAGGCAGTTTGTCGTACAAAGCACCATAGTTAGGTAGTAGGCTTTCAATACGAAATACTTGTCCTCTGAGAGCCTTTAAACTAATCCATACGCATGGTTCTAGTTCCCCATGACCTTTAGTAAAGTTATATAAATATTCTCTTTTGACAAAGCATTTTAAAGGGGGTAATGATGCAACAATAAAACTCATCTATCGTTCCTTTCTTGTTTAGCAGCGATACACATTTCAGCAAATTTTTTAGGAATGTCTGGATGCCAACCTCCCATTAACATTGCACAATTTACCTCTGATTTTCTACCTAATTCAGTCAAATAAATGACAAATCCACACAGTAGAATACCTAGAATAATTGACCAAAAGAACTCTCGACTCATAAAATATCCTCCTTTTTATATTTGCGTTTAATGATAAAAGCTAGTTTTCTAAGTGCCATTCTTTCTATTTGCTCTACTTTAAATCGTGGTATTTGCAAGATATAAGCGACTTCTTCTTGCGTAAAATGGTTATCACTTCTGTGTTCTTTCGAATTTTTCATCTAGTCTCTTTAGTAGGGATTCAAGGCGATGATTCCATAACTTAGAATCAACATTTTTAGGCCATGTAACTAGGTACTCTTTAATTGTTTCTGTAGCCAAGATATAGTCTATTTCTTTTTGCTTGGATAATAAAGACTCTATTTGCTCACTTATTGTCATACTCTCTCGCTTTCATCATTGCATCAGCTAAGTCATAAGATCGTTTTGCTAAATCTGATAAAGACTCATACATATCTATATCAAACCATTCCCAAGGTCTATCATCTTTAAAAAATTTAGAAGCCTCTATTTCAGCACTTATTAATGCTGGCATAGCTTTAGCTGCAAAGTAATCTCTTAAATCCATTCCATTACTTTGTTTAATGCCAATTACATTCTCTCTATAAATTGGTTCGTTACTTGGAAATGCTTTCATACTAGTTCTCCCTTTCTTTTATCTTTTGCCTTAGAAATACGATCTATTGCTAATTTATCCTTTGACAGTTCTTTATAGGCTTGTCCATAAGCAGCTTTAAGCGTATCCATATCTAAGCACTCATTAATCATATCGCACCAGTTAGTGCATAAATCAGTTAAATCAGGTGTTTCTTCATCAATCGCATCAGATGGAAGATCAGAACCAGCATAAACATACAATCCAATACCAAAACAGGCTATATTCTTAGCCAAGCACCTCATTTGCGAGTCACTAATTTTGCGTGAGTCTGGTGATTTAGCAGCGTTATTTCTGTTATCCATTACCGATAATTGCATTTCTAAGGTCTTACCAAATGCAGTAACTTCAGTTTTAACCATCATCGTATCGTTATAGATAATAGGCTCTAGGAACTTCCATGTAGCTGTAGAATCGTTTTGCAAGAGAATGTCAAGTGCATAAGTCCAACTTAAATAGGTTAGTTGCCCTTTCTTCTCTGTGTGTTCGTTTACATTAATAAGTCTTAATTCGTTAAAATTCTTCATTTAATTCTCCATTGTTAAATTCATGTTCAGCTTGTTTTGTAGCTAATAAGTATGCAAAGTCATAGGTTTTTAAGTAAATGTAATTGCCTAGACCTGTCATATCGTTTTCGTTTACATAGTCAGCTATCTGTTGGTTTTCTTTAACTGTAAACTCAGCAACAGCTTCATTAACTAAGTTAGCTGGTTTGTAGTCAGTCTTGATAAGTTGGTTAATACGATCATCAATTAGTTCTTGTCCATCGTCAGATAGTGGGTCAATCCATAAGGTAGTCATTATTTAACTCCTTGTAGTAACCAGATTGTTAGTGCTGGGCCAAACATTACTGCAAATCCTACTAATGCCTCTATAAATTCTCTCATCTCATTTCCCTTTCGTGTCATTGTTTAAATTACTGCATGACTAAACTTTAACCTATAAAATCACACATTGCAACATCTTTTCACACATTTTTACACATTTCTTCTAGGTGTTTATACTAATATAAAATATATTTGCAAATATTCGCTATATGTATTATATTCTAACAAAGAAAGGAATTATATGAAACCAACTGACTATCTGAAATACGAATTTGAATCATTAAAGAACCTAGCTGACATTCTTGGCTTAACCCCTAACGCAGTAATACTTTGGGGACAGAAAAAAGTCCCAATTAAGTATGTAAAAAAGTTAGAGAAAATCTCTGAAGGTAGGCTTACAAAAGAAATGCTTAGACCAGACCTATTTAAAAAGGATTGATATGCACTATTACAAATTTAATATTGCAGATTGGCACTTAGCAACAAGCCATTTATCATTACAAGAAGAAGCTGTTTACTTTAAGCTAATTAATTTTTATTACGATACTGAATTGCCTATCCCACTTGAAACCGAATCGGTTATGAGAAGGTTACGACTTAAAGGTAATGGGGTAATTGTTAAGGAAGTTTTGCAAGAGTTTTTTGTTTTAGAAGATGATGGATGGCATCACCAACGCTGTGATCTTGAAATTGCAAAATATCATAGCAAGGCTGAAGTAAACAGAGAAGTAGGTAAATTAGGTGGTAGACCTAAGAAAATCAATGATGTAGATAACCCAACAATAACCGACATGGTTTCTGAAAATAACCCACAAGTAACCTTAACCACTAACCAAGAACCAAGAACCATAAACCAAGAACCACTAACCAATAGAAAGACTATATTGGTGGACTCCAAGATTCCCCCATGTCCACATTCTGAGATTATTAATATTTATCATGAAGTATTACCTGAACTGCCAAGAGTTGTAAGTTGGAATAAAACTAGAGAGGGTTATCTAAAACAACGATGGAGACAAATGTTTATAGAGTTTGAATGTAAAGATACTGAAGATGGGCTAGATTGGTTTAGAAACGATTTCTTTGTATTTGTTAAAGGTTCTAAGTTTCTAACAGGTAAAGTTGTATCTAAAGACAGAAAGCCTTTCCTAGCTGACTTAGAGTGGATGATTAAGCCTACGAACTTTACAAAAATAATAGAGAGAAAATATGAAAATTAAACTTGATAAACCTGTTTTGCAAGAGAAAAAGAGTTATTTCTGTAACGCTTATGGTTGTAAGCTACAAGCATCTATGGGACTAGGAACAGATGGAACAGGTGCGTTCTACTGTCGGTTTCATTACGGATCAAAGCCAAATAAGAATGATTACATTACTTTACAGATTGATAAAAACAAAGACTTGGTGAATTTCTTAGATATGTCGCTGAGACCAGAACTGTTTTTTGAGGGTTCATTTGACGATAGAGCAAACTTAACTTTAAAAACTGGTTTAAAGGGTTTAGGACTAGAACACTTATGGGATGACTCAAATTACAAGATCAGTAAGAACATTTTGGGTGAGTTGAATTCAAGATTAAAAGTAGACACTGAGAAAGTATTTGCTAAAGAAGATGTCAAGGATCAATTTAAAACAATGTTGCAAATGTTAAAGAAAGGTATGACAGTATGAAATACAAGATTTACAACGAAGATGGCGAGTTAATGCGTATGACACGAACTAAGCAAGAAGCTGTAGCTATCTGTGCAATTCGTGAAGGTTGGACTTTTACATACATTAAACCAGTCAAACCTGTTTATGAGGCAGCTACATTTTGAAAATTCTAATTATTGAGTCTTGTGAAAAGCGTGTTATAAAAAGCAATTACACAATGGTTCATGTAAAAAATGCAGTAATTCTAAGAGATTACTTGCAATGCGACTTTATTAGTCATGCAGATGATGTCGATAAATTTATAGATAAAACATATGATGCAATCATTTGTGTTTACGCATCGCCTTACATGAAATACAACCGATATTTAGAAATCCTAGACAATTCACCTAATGCAAAGTTGTTTTGGCTAATGAATGATCACGATGTTGAAGATAACATTTTGCTTAGAAAATGGGTCATTAAATACAATAAGCCTTATCACATGATCTGCAACAACCCTAGAGAAGGTTATCGTGATTGGATTCTCAAAAAGAAAATCCACGAAAAGACACTAAACGACTGGATTGATGAATGGTACACATTAAACCTAAATACCATGATATTTGATGAAAAGGTTTATGCTGAGACTAAAGACTTTACTTTGCGTGATGAAATTCTGTATTACGGAACATTTAGGAAAAACAGAATTAAAGACATGACTGACTATAACGATACATCATATCGTTTAAGTTCTAATCGTAGAAATCACCTGAAATATAAAAATTCTGGAATAAAAGCTAAGTTTATAGAAAAACTGATTTGGGATAAGTCAAAGTGCGATATGTTTGAACCAGTAGGAATGAGACTAAAAGACTTCCTTATTTCATTGTATTTTGAAGATTCTCATACACATGACAATTACGCTTATATGGCAAATCGTTATTACGAAGGGGTCATGAACAACACCTTAATGATTTTTGATCACAGATGTCAGCAAACAATAGATAAAAGTGGATATTCTATTCACAAAGACCAAATTGTTAAAAACAGTACCGAATTGTTAGCTTTACAAGAAAAAATAAAGAAAGATAAAAATTATTACCAAGAATTACTGGAATTGCAGCAGTCTAATGTTCCTAAAATATTAGAAGAAAAAAATAATGTTCTTAAAACAATTAAAGGAGTTATGAATGAATCTTGAGAACTTAAACGAAAACAGAGTAGAAATTGCACTAAAAATGCTATCTTCTACAGATGAGGATCATGCAAACCTATCAGGACAGGTTAAATACCTTGAGGAAGCAATAAAACAAGCCAAGGCTCATGTATTTTTACAATCTGAGGGGACAGTAGCAGAGAGACAAGAAAAAGCCCTAGACAGCGTTTTATACGATGATGCACTCAAAGCATGGATAGAGACATACAAGCAATTTAAGATATTAGATAACAAAAGGCAACATGAAGTAAGAATTATTGAGATATTTCAAACACTTAGTGCTAACAGACGAAAGGGAATGTTATGATTGATCATCCATTTTTGATATTGCAACACCTAATAAGGAATTATTCAGAGGCTTGTAATCAACAGGATTATGTTGCAGCGTATCAGATAAGCGTTGATATTACAGATCAAGCACAGAAACTAGAGGATTTTGCACAGGAATTGGCAAATGAAGATTGAATTAAATCGCCATGAAATGTTAGTTTGTGAGTTATTTGGTTCAATTAGGCGAAAAAACGCTATGCAATTTAATTTTGATAACCAAGTAAGCAAACAAAACCCTTATGACATGGATATTGATGGGTTTATGGGTGAGTTTGTAGTGGCAAAACATCTAAATGTGATGGTAGATACCTCAATCAATGAAAAGAAGAACCCAATTGACTTGTATTGGAACAATAAATCAATAGATGTAAAGACATCAAGAAACAATGATGCAAAATTGTATGTAACGGAATACCATCGGATTAAACCTTGTGACATTTACATAATGGTTTTTATTGAGGAAAACATTGCAATTATTAAAGGATGGATAGATTCAAAGACTTTATTTGAAAAAGCCAAACTTATTGTAGGAAAGCATAAAGCGTATATGCTTGAGCAAAATTGCCTTAAAAATATAGAAACAATATGACTAAAGCACAGAGACAACATTACGACAAAGTAGCACGACTTGGTTGCAGTTTATGTCGATTTGTCTTAAAGATTGAAGATACACCGACTGAAATCCATCATATTCGTAGGGCTGGCAAACGAGATACTGCACCTGTAATAGGTTTATGCCCAATTCACCATCGAGGTTCAAGTACTGGGGTGCATGGCTTAGGCAGATCAGCATGGGAATCTCTATATTCCACGACTGAAGAAGAATTATTAGAATTAACATTAACTATATTATGATTACCTTTCCTTGGTATCCACGAGAACTAAACCCTAATGTTATCTGTCATTATCACGAAAAAGCCAAGAAGAAAGCAATTTATAAAGATTTATGCTACTGGACAACAAAAGAGGCTAATATACCAAAAGGTGATTACTCAGAACTAAGTATTGTCTTTTACAAACCAAACAGACGATGGATGGACTTGGATAATATGTTAGCAAGCATTAAAAGTGGGCTAGATGGAATGTGTTTAGCGTTGGAAATTGATGACAGGTGTTTTACCAAAATAACAATAGAAATACATAAAGATATTTGTGGATTGATAAAAATTGAGTTAAAATAGTAAAAAGGGGGGTATTTATGGAACAAATGGCACTTTTCTTAGTTACTTTGCTACATTCAGGGACTAATACACACCTCCAACATTGGACTACAAAGTCTTATGCACAACATAAAGCCCTTGGACATTTCTACGAAAACATAATCACCCACACAGATGCGTTAGCTGAGGCATACTTTGGATGCTACGGACAAATAACTAAGTTTCCTGATACTTATCACTTACCTAGAGGTGAACCTTTAGGATACCTACAGTCATTACAGAAGTTTGTAAAAGATGCAAGAGGCGATTTACCTAAAGAATCTGAGATTGTGCAATTAATTGATAACATTGCTCAAGAGATCGACACCACGATATACCTATTAAAGTTTAAATCATGAGTCGTAGAGACCAGATCGAAGCTGCAATAGAAAAGACTACTAAGGGTAAGGATAGAAATTATCTACCTACAGAACAGGGTGCAGGGATGACAAAAGCTGGTCGAGAGGCATACAATCGTAAGAACAATGCTAATTTACAAGCACCACAAAAGAGTGGAAAGAGGCACGATAGTTTCTGTGCAAGGATGCAAGGGGTAGTAGATAACGCAAAAGGTGATGCACCTAGAGCAAAAGCAAGTTTAAAACGATGGGGATGCTAATGAAAAACGGACTATATGCCAATATTCACGCTAAAAGAGAACGCATTAAAAAGGGTTCTGGCGAGAAGATGAACAAAGTAGGCTCAAAGGATGCACCTACAGCACAGGACTTTAAAGAGTCAGCTAAGACTGCTAGACGAACAACAATTGAAGATGCTTACGATAGGCTCATGAAATGAAACACATGACTCGAGAATACAAAAAGGAAGATGCTTTACTAAGACCTAACAAAGAATCTACGCTTGATAAGAAACAAAAAGAAAGGATCATGCGTAAAGAAAAGATAACAAAAGCATTTAATAAGATAGTAAAAGACCCATTCTAATGGACAACGAAACATTAGTTAGTTTATTAAGAGGTAGAAATCGTGCAGGACAACCTGTCGATGCTACTGCTAATGTTATTGGCCCTGCTATGAGTGCATTAGGAAACACAATATTTGGTGCTGGTCGTGGTGCTTTAACTGCGATGGCTGGATTGCCTGGTGACATTAATCAATTAATCACAGACAACTTAGGAACTCTTGTAAATGCACAAGGATTACCTACAACAAAAGAAATTCAAGACTTTTTACCTCTCAAACCTACGACTTACGAGGGTAAATTAGCCCAAAAATTAGGTGAATTTGTACCTGTAAACCCAACTCCAATAGCAAAAGGTGCAGTAGCAATAGCTAAACCAGTAGGAAAAGCAATGGGTGAGCAAGCATATCGCATGACTGAGGATATGTTACAAAAAGAAGGATTAATGCCAAGCGTTGTACCTGTTGGCCCGAACCGAATACCATCAAACGAAATACTTTTTCCTAATAGAACATTGCAAAGTTTAACCCCTGCTGAAAAATCTGCATTAACTAAATTTGATAAAGCATTAGCTAATCCTGCAGTTCGAAGGAGAGAAACACTAGCATTAGAAGGCCAAACTATATTAAAACCTAATATGGAAATGGCTGAACGAAATATTATTTTGCCAGAACAAATGCAGAATAAGATGTTAGTACCTGTTGTTGGTGACACATCAGAGGCTGGTTTAGAATTAAGTCAAATAAAAGGTGTACCTTTAGCTAGAAATGTAGATTTGCAAGGTGGTGGTAATTACATGAGGATGCAACCCAATATTGCTGAAAATAGAGCATGGGCATCTGAACCAGAGGCTGCAACTAGTAAACAGAACAATCTAACGGCTGCTGGACAATTGGGTAAGGATGTTTTGGGAGTTTACACAACAATGTCCCCTGAAGGTATTAACTTTTCACATCATGTGGCAGAGGCCATGATTGGTCAATTACCTGTATTAAAACCATCAAAAACTGCAATATCAGCATTAAACAATGAAATACAAAATTTAGCCGTAGTAAAAAAGAACAAAAAAACAGGTGAAAAGACTACATCTTATCCTTATAAAAACTTTGCTGGTGTAACAAGTCCTAACATATACGAACAATTAGCCAATGGAACATCTACAGCTAGTGCTGGAAATTTAAGAAAAGCTATTGTTGAAACAATGAGTAAAGCAGAATATCGAAATATGGGATTTCCAAGATGGGAAGATGTTGCTGATGCTGTAATTACACCTGAGTTAAGAAACGCACCAACAGGCGAGGCAGGATATGGAATATTTCAAGGCATACCTGAAGATCCTATTATGCTCGCTAATACTTTAAGACATGGTAGTTATTCAGCAGGCATACCAGGCAAAATTGTAGGTGGACTAGAAAATACAATCCCATCTGAGTTAATGTTCCCTAAATCTTATGCTGCACAAAAAGCTATGGGTAGAGATCCTACAAAAATTAATCGTTCATTTATGATGAGTCATCAACAAGAACTTGCAGACCAACAATGGTTAGATAATATTATGCAGCATCTTGAAAGGCAGAAGTCTGGTCAATGAGAAACTCTTTTTCCACTAACAATTCATCAATCAATTGTGTAATAGCATTAAGTTTTACATTGTCTGGCATTTCTAAATATGCCTTACTGTTTCGAAAATCAACAGTTTCAAATTTAGAATCGTAACTTGCTCGAATTATAATTGTTCGCATATATCACCTCTAGAATGAATCCTAATTTTAACACTTTATTAGTAAAAATAGTATAGAATGATACCTATATAAATCAACTACTTAAACAAAAAAGTCAAATAATTGAAGTTTACTGTCGCAGTTCCAACTTATACAGATAAAAGTGGTGGACATTGGTATTGTCATTACTTATGTCACGCATTAAACGAAATAGGTCACACAGCTACTATCTCATTTTATGAGCCACCATACAGAATTAATTTTAATTGGAATACTCCATTAGGACATGACCCTGATGCCATTGTAATTTATCCTGAAGGATGTAGAGGTAATCCTTTAGATGCTAAAAAGATAGTTAGATACCTACTTGCACCCGAAGATTTCTTTAACGGCATACCAATTAAATGGCAACCAACAGACTTTAAACTAGCATTTTCAAGGGTTTACGCTAAAGATTGCGATAGTTTGTTCTATCCTATATGTGATCTTGACAAGTTTATACCTACAGACAAACCTAAAAAGTTTAATAGTTTTTATGTAGGTAAAGGACATTTAAGGCAACAATGCCAGCCACTCATGGATTGCGTGGAAATAACTAGATTATGGCCACAACAAAAGGAAGAATTAGCCAAAATTTTGCAATTTACAAACATATTCTTTACTTATGATGAAATGAGTGCTATTAATGTAGATGCTGCTTTATGTGGTGCAATGCCTTATTTTCTAACTAAACACTTGCTCTGGGTACAAGATAACGAATTAGGCAAGCATTGGATATATAGCCTAGACCCCGAAGAAGTGGCAGAGGCTAAAGAAAACATTAGAACTTTAAGACCTAGAATTAAACAAATGCGTAAAGAATATCCAAGAAAACTAGCAGAAATGTGTAATAAAATAGAAGCACACTTTAAAAATTAGTGTTAAAATAAAAACCAATATAAATCAACCACTTGAGAATATATGGCTGAAAAACAATCTAAAGGTATCAAAGGTGGCTACAGAGAAGGCTCTGGTAGACCTAGTGGAGTGCCTAACAAGAGTACTACGCTTGCTAGAGAGGCGATTGCAACCTTTGTTGATGGTAATGCCCACAAAATGCAAGAGTGGCTTGAGAAGGTCGCTAATGGCGTTCAAACAGATGATGGTAAATGGATAGTACCTCCATCACCTGATAAAGCGTTTACGATGCTACAACAAGTCATGGAGTATCACCTACCTAAACTTGCACGACAAGAAGTAGTAGGAGACGAGGCAAAGCCAATCCACTATAGGTTTTCATGGAAGAAGTCGTAGATATTGAACTTGATTACAGTCCTAGAACTGTATTCGAGGGATTTCATGAGAGAACAGAGAGATGGGCAGTCATAGTCGCACATAGACGATGTGGCAAGACTGTGGCTGTACTGAATGACACAATCTACAGAGCATTGACTGAAAATAAAGAGAATGGGCAATATGGGTACATTGCACCTTACTACTCACAGGCTAAATCCATTGCTTGGTCATACTTATTACGCTTTAGTGAACCTGTACGCAAGACTGCTAATCAATCTGAGTTATGGGTAGAACTGATTAATGGGTCTAAGATACGACTATTTGGTGGTGACAATCCAGACGCACTTAGGGGAAACTACCTTGATGGGGTAGTTTTAGACGAAATGGCAGATATGAAACCTAATCTTTGGGGACAAATTGTTAGACCACTACTATCAGATCGACTAGGATGGGCAACCTTTATAGGTACACCTAAAGGACACAATGGATTCTATGACATCTTTAGCAAGGCAGAGCAACAAGATAACTGGTATGTAAAAGTCCTACGAGCAAGTCAAACAAACATATTACCTAGAGACGAACTAGATGATGCAAGGTCTATGATGACAGAAGATCAGTATGAGGCTGAGTTCGAGTGTAACTTTGAGTCTGCTATCTTGGGTGCATACTATGGTAAAGAGATGAGAGCCTTAACAGATGAGGGTAGGATTACAACAGTTGAGTACGATCCTCTGTTTGATTGCCATACATCATGGGACTTAGGTTATAGCGATGATACTGCAATCTTTTGGTTTCAAGCTGTGTTAGGTGAGATACGAGTCCTAGACTATCATTCAAGTAATGGTGAGAACATTGACTACTATACGAACCTAATCAAGTCTAAAGAGAGAGAATATGGGTACAAATATGGTACGCATTGGCTACCTCACGATGCTAGAGCCAAGACTCTTAGTTCTGGTGGTAAGTCAGTTATCGAGCAAATAGCCACTAAAATACCTATTGAAACGCTTAAAATAGTACCTAATCTATCGTTACAAGATGGAATACAAGCATCAAGGATGGCATTACAAAGGGCTTGGTTTGACACCAAATGTCAAGAAGGTATAGAATGTCTAAGACAGTACCAAAGAGAATATGATGAGGACAAGAAGGTTTTTAGGGATAAACCTAGGCACGATTGGACAAGTCATGGTGCAGATGCGTGGAGATACCTCTCTATTGCATACAGAGAAGAAGAAAAGCCAATCTTGAAAGACCACTCTGTCAAGGGGTTATATGTAGGGCAAACAGATGTAACTTTGAATGAAATGTGGGCAGTATCGCCCAAACCTAGGAGTGGAAGAATATGAATCACGATTACACAGATTGGTACAATCGAATCTTATCCTACGAGAGAGCCTTTAAGAAGTGGGAAGGTCGAGCAGATAAGATACTAAAACGCTATCGTGACGATTCAAGACAACAAAACAATCCAAATGCTAGGTTTAACATTCTATACAGTAATGTTCAAACAATAACTCCAGCTATCTTTGCTAGACTTCCTAGACCTGATGTAACTAGACGATTTAAAGACAACGATCCGATTGGTCGAGTAGCTTGTACTATGCTTGAGAGAGCATTAGAGTACGAGTTAGAACACTACTCAGACTATAAAACAGCGATGGATAGTGCAGTCTTTGACAGAATGATTGGTGGTCGAGGTACTGCATGGGTACGCTACGAACCACATATTGTTGCTGATGAGCAAGGTTTACCTGAAGATGGTTTGCAGATTACTGAAGATATAGATGAAGATGAGTCGCACAAAGCGATGATTTCTGAAGCACCTGAAAGAATAGAATACGAATGTGCACCTTGTGATTATGTACATTGGAGAGACTTTGGTCACTCAGTAGGTAGGACATGGGAAGAAGTAACTTGGGTATATCGTAAAGTTTATATGAATCGTGATGCTCTAGTTGAACGCTTTGGCGATGACTTAGGCTATCAGATACCTTTAGATACTAAACCTGAAGAAGGTAAGACTTACG